GCTTTAGCACCGTATTCAACGATACCTTTACCATATTTCTGAGTTACGATGTTGATAGGTAAGTTGTCTGTTGCAGTAACACCTAAAAACGCTTGTAAGTTAGCATCAGTAGTTGTTATTTGTAATGAAGCTAAAAATTCTTCAGAATCCATTGGATTACCATTTGGTCCGATTAATTTACCTTGACCATCTGAAGTAAAACCACTTAATTTAACAACAACATAAGATTTAGTAACACCAGTTGCTACTGAAGCAGCTGTTGTAACCGCACCATTTGCAAATGTTGCAATACCCATAGATGTACCAGTCATAACACTGAAAGAACCTTTTGAATAATCAAAAAGACCTTGATCGTTGTCATCACTTCCTTCGTAGAATCTATCATAAAGACTCTTAGTTTGACCTGTATAACCAAGTTTTGCGTCATTGTTACCAGTTACGCCATTAGGTCCAGAATATGGAGACAAGTGATTGTTACTTCCATCTCTATCTTGGATTTTAGGTATAAAATAGAATAATTTACCAATTGGTAAGTTCATAGCTTGTACAGACACGATGTCGTTAGCTAATAATTTAGAGAATACACGACGAATAATTGGGAAAACCACTGTCTCGAAAGAACCAGAAGCATCAGATACTGCTGCTTCGTTGATTAAGAAAGACGCTTGGTTTTCATATAATTGCGCGATGTTATCTTTTTGGTGACCGTCAAGACCTTCTAAAAAGCCTAGTTCGTCCCATTTTCTGATGGTATCTTCCTTGATAACACGAAGGTGCTTAAGACCGATGTTACCAACCATACCTGATTCTAATAATGCTCCCATTTTGAATTGTATTTTGTTTTTTTTTTATTTATTATTTTACCTTTTTCATCAAATCTTTCATTCTCGCAAATTGTGGATTTTCATAAGCTTTTGACTCAGATAACATTTCTTGAGAAGACGATGATTGAGGTGTGTTAGAGATTTTACCTGCCACAGATTCGGTAACTGTTGTTTTTGAACCTAGTTCTGTAGCAATTGTGTTGTATAAGCCTTTAGACTCATTCATTGTAGAAACTGTATCAAATCTCTTTAATATGTTCAATTTCTCTTGTTTTGTTGTTGAATGTTCAGTGAAAATACGAGTAGCGTAAGCTAAATTTGCATTGAATACAGCAACTTCATTTAATTTTTCTTTAAATAATACTAATGCTTTTTTGTATTCTGCATTTTGATTTCTCAAATTTTCAACTTCTTCATTTAATGAACCTGCTTTGTTTGTATTCATACCTTTACTTCCAGATAAGAATTGTGTTCCACCATTACCTTTTTTGTGTAATGCAAACGTGCGAGCAGATTCTTTTGGTTCTACTTTTTTAGGCTTACTTAAACCTGGTAACGCAGATTCTTTTGGTTCAACCTTTTTAGGTTTACTCAAACCTGGTAATGCAGATTCTTTTGGCTCAACTTTTTTAGGTTTACTTAATCCCGGTAAAGCGCTTTCTTTTGGCTCTACTTTCTTAGGTTTACCTAAACCTGGTAACGCGTTTTCTTTTGGTTCAACCTTTTTAGGTTTACTTAAACCTGGTAATGCAGATTCAGTAGCTTCCATTTCTTCAGCATCTTCATCTTCTTCCATTTCAATTTCATAGATTGTTTCTTCTTCCTCTTCGTTCATCATATCTTCATCGTTAGACATAAATCCTTCATTAGAATCTCCGTCCATTTCTGTATCGATATTCATTTCATCTAAGTCAGAACCGAAGTCAGTATCAACACCTGATTCATCATCATCGTCAATTCCACCTTCACCATCTAATTTGATAATGAATTCATCATCACCAGTCTCAAGCTCAACTTTGTTTCCGTCTCTTTTAACTACAATACCATCTTCTGGTTTCATAGCTTTGAATATTTTAAGAACTTCTGCATCAGAAGCACCTGTCATATCCATAACGTCCTCATCTTCAGAATCCGTATCTAAATCTGTACCCATTTCAGTATCAACATCAGAATCATCACCACTTCCGAAATCGTCAGTGCCAAATTCATCTTCTGCGTCTACATCTTCTGAGTCAGTTTCATCTGAATCTTCAGAATCCGTGTCGTCGCTTGTATCGTCGTTATCGAGGTCTGTATCATCTTCAGTGTCGTCCGCATCTTCATCTTCTGCGTCGTCATCTGACATATCTTTTTCTTCCTCTCCATTAGGATTAGCTGTAGTATCATCTACATCATCTTCCTCTTCTTCCAATGATTCTTTAAGCAAATCCTTTAGTTCTTCCTTCATGGTTGAAGCAAGTATACCTTTTGCATTTTGCTTTACTGCTTCTTCAAGTGTATTAATTTGAAGTAACGCTTGTTCTAAAATTGATTTTTCGCTCATTGTGAAAATTTTGTTTTTATTATCTTATAAATATTAGAGAATTATTAAAAATTCTAGTTTTTAACATCTCTGCCTAAATAAAATTGCTTATTTGGATAAAAATTTGTCTAATCCGCCCATTAACTTTATCATTCTATCACCCAACACAGGTTTTTTGTCTTGTGATTCTTGATATTGGTCTCTGTCTCCTAAATCAGGAAAAACATATGCACCAGGGGTTGATGGAGAGGAAACTAAATCAAAACATACTAGTTCAAAATCTTCTTGTACAATATTTTGTCCTTTTATATTTTTTAGTGAACCAACACCACGAGATGAAATACCTAAAGTCGCACCATTCATTAATAGCATAGCAGCTTGGTCTCCTTTAGTAGATACAATTCCCATTTTTTTCCAACCTGGAGATGTGAATAATTTAATTTTTCCCATTAACATTTTACCATCCCACCAACTTTCAATGATTGAATGTGATACTCTGTCTAGGTCAATAAGTGAGGATGATGGGTGATTTAATTCATTTAACGCAGTACCTTTTTTAATCATAATTTGGTACTTGTCATTTTCTCTTCTTAAAAGAGACTCAGGGTAAATCCTACCGTTTTTGTTCGGTGTATCGTATTTTTGTAAAACAGCAAAAAGGATAAGGTCTTGTGTAAAGTCCAAATCCCTCGCTTCTTTAAGAATTTTTTTATTTTCTTCTGGTGAAATATGGCCGGCATCATATTCAATCAAAATCCCGGTACCGGTTTCTTTAGGGCCTAATATTTTCATCTATAGATTTTATTTCTATAAATACATCAATAAGGGGATTATTTCTTTGTTTTGTTAAAATTGAATAAAGTTTTATCTGTTAAACCTTCTTCTAACAATGTTTTAATAATATTTTTAATTGTTTCTTTTGTTATTTTTGATTTCACATCAAATTGACTATCAACATATAATGTAACTTCAAGATTCATAAAAGATTTTTTATCTAGTTTTATACCTTTAGTTCTAATATCCAAATCAACTATAGATTGTTGCTTGAACATTGGATTTTTTAGATTATAAACAATTTCCTTTATTTTTCTTCTTGTTTTGTGTATTACTGAATCAAAATCGTCATATTCATTTTCTGCTTGTAACCAAGAGTTTAATTTGAGATATATGGTTTTTAAATTTTTAAAATCTACGGTACCATAACCGATTTTTACATCATTGTATGTTCCCAATGGAATATACTTTCCTGTTTTCATTATTTAATCATATTATTATTACTTTATGGTGGATAATAAAAATATAACTAAAAAAAATACAAATACCAAAAAATTTTTATCTTTGTGTAAAATACTTATATAATATGATTATTATAAATTTAGAAAAAGAAAAAAACATTGAAACCGCTTTAAGAACTTACAAAAACAAAGTTCAAAAAACAAAGCAAATACAAAAATTAAGAGAAAGACAGGTGTTTATAAAACCATCTGTTAAGAAACGTACTGGTAGATTAAAAGCAATCTATCTTGAACAAAAAAGAAATGGTCTTAATTAAGACCATTTTTTAATTCAGTTAATCTGTAATAATTGTACCTAGAAGGTGAAATTTCATTTACTTCTTTTTTAACGTCATCTAATTTGTTTTTCATATCCAAATCTGACGACTCTGTCATTATTGAATCTACTTGATTTAAAATAGATTCA